ATGGTGAAGTTGTTGGTGCTGGAGTCCAGAAACGTATTGTTCTGGGCACCGTTAGTCCCATCGCCGTGAAGCAATGAAACAACAGAATAGAAGTATGGATCTACTGCTTGTTGGACGAGGTTCGCAAAAAGCCCATACCCTCTGGCGGCAGCAGAAGCAATTCGACCAATAAGGGGCATAGCGACTCCTTAAGCAAACCGCGTTTGGGCAGCAAGTACGGTAAACGCCGCGTTGCCTGTCTTGATAATGGTGTATGTGTAGGCATCAATACCAGAAGCATTTCCCGAAGTCCACGCCGTACCGCCTTGGTATTTTGGGGTCACGCTAGACCCATCCACCTGCACTGCGTTGTTGTAGTACGCCGTACTTCCTTGGGTAACAAGAAACGCTACCGTGGCGCTCTGCCCCGTAGACATTACCGTGTTGAGTGACGTACCCGAAGAGGCGCGAAAGTTCACGGTCCAGTTGGCCGAGGCATTGCTCGTGTAGTACAGGACGCTCTGGGTTGTAACGTCGTAGTTTATGGTTCCCGTGGCAGCAGTAGCCGAAATCGTGGTGGTCTCTGCGGTGTCCGCAACGACCATCGCCAAGGCTGACGAAGTGCCGTTGAAAGTTTGTGTCCCGGTGAACGTGTTATTGCCAGACGCTGTGGCAATCCCTGCGGCAGCAAGCGAAGTGGCACCCGTACCTCCCGATCCAACCGGAAGTGCATTGGTTAACGACAGCACCTGACCTGACGAAATAGAGATAGCTGTCACCCCACCGGTTTGAATATCCAACGCGGGAGTGCTACTACCTGTTTGAACTATGCCGCCAATAGTGGCGTTAACAATGTTTGTCATGACTTACTCCTTTGGGACAAGGACCCAATTACCAGCGTCCTCATTCCACGTGTACGCCGAACCATCAATCGGCATTGGAATTGGGGCCGTCCACTGAGCATCTTCATCCAAAACCCAAGATGCAAAAGGCTTTGGTGCTACAAAAGCGTCGATGTCCGACCGATAAGTGTAACCAATCGCTGCGTAGTTTTTCCGAAAAGATTTGTTGTACGACGTTTGTTTCCAAACGGTATCAGGGCCAAAAATAGACTCGCAGAAATTGATGCCCTTTTCCTCGCGCTCAACGCCATTGTCCAGCAACTCATTGTTGTTTATTACAACAACCTGAGTGACAACATTGTTTTCGTCGAGTTGTGCAAAATGCGCCATCTAAGCACCCTTCCTTAAAACTCTATCCAACCGGTAATGATGTACTTGTCATTACTGATAGGCGGATTACCGCGATGTGTGTGGGTAAAGCCAGAAGGGAACAGCAATACAGAGCCTGCCTTTGGTTTGATCCTTTTCGGGTAATACAAAAACTCTGTCTCTCCGCCATCGCAGACATCGTTCAGGTAAACCGTGTAGACCAGAACCCTGCCACTAGTTCGGCGGTTCGTGTTCTCGCAATGCCAAACGTGGTACCCACCACCAATCCGCGTCTTTTGGATTCTTGCGTTGTAGATGGTGTGGTTTTCCAGTTCAGCTAGAATGTCAAACTGATCCGCATACTCTTTGTAGCACTGGTTCCAAAACTCATCGCTAAACTTCTTGAACACTATCGCAGTAGCGGACAAGTCGATTAGACCGGGTTCTGTGGGAAAAACAGTTACGTCGTCCTTTTTAGTTCGAGACGTACCTTCTGCCTTTCTGGACAAACCAAAGCCGCTATCTACCATTTTCTCATAGTAGTCTATTGCAGCCGCGCAAAACTCCGGGCTGTACACGTTGTCTTTGATGAGAACAAAGTCATTCATGATCAGCAACGCCTGCTAGAACCGCTTCGTTTAAGGCAGTCCTATCCCCGACAACACCAACAGGGAAGGTGTTGAAGGCAAGGCTTATCCTAGTTCCATCAGTTTGCTTGGTTTCGACCATGTGCTCTAGCCCGGATGGGAACAAGAGTAATACGCCTTGCTTAGTGTGAAACCACCAAGACTCCGAGTTGCTGATGTTGTGCTCTTTTGGGGTGACTCGCAGGCTTTGGTCTGTGGCTCTGTAGAACACAATCTTGTCGCTGGCGTCCGTCTTTGCGTAGAAAACGCCACTGACAAAAGAGTTGCTGTGCCGATGCTTATGATGGAACTGATCCTTGTCCGTGTAGTTCACCCAAGACTGGGTAACCTGCAACCTTACGTCGAACAGCGGACGGTATATCTCGGTGAAATAATGGTTCACGCTTTCATAAATAAAGTCTTTCAAGGATTCAAGCTGCGGCAGTCCTAAAACATAGCTGTGAGCACTGCGGGAATTGCCTTCGTTCTTCTTCCTTTCAAGACCTAACAGGCAAGACAGTTCCTCCTCCGTAAGGTTTCTATCTAAATTAAAAAACCCAACAGAAACTGGAAATATCAGTTGCAAATCCATTTTCCTAGGTTGGGATTGTACAAGACCTACCATTTTTAAAGCCCGCTAAAAAAACTTTTGTACTCTTCCAAATCTTTTTGAAGCCACACTGTTGGTATGGAGTTTTCAAAAACCTCCGCTTTTCGTTGAGTCTCTTTGATCTCCTCGGGCGTAGGTTCTGGCCTTGGATCGTCCCACTGAACAATTCTTGAGCCATTAAACTCATATTTAGCATTCGGCCTCAGCAAGGCGATTGCTACGTCTGCACCTGTAAATCTATAAAGAGGTTTCATATTAAAACGTAATGGTTCCTGTTCCGGTAAACTTGTAAATCCTGCGAGCACCGCTAGTTGTTACGGTAGGAGAGCCGGTAGTGCTAGCGGCGGTAAATGCAATCGGAATACTTATGATTACAACGCCGCTACCTCCCGCACACCCGCCGGGAACTTGTGGATACGGATTCCCACAAAAACCACCGCCGCCACCGCCGCCGCCAAAGTTGGCTGTTCCAGCAGCGCACGGGAAAGACGGGCCAGTTGCCCGACCCGCATTAGTGCCGCCCGTACCAGCATTTGCTCCGCCCCCACCGCCAGAGTAAGACTCTGATGTGCCTGTAATAGAGTTCGCTGTTGCATTTCCACCATTACGGGCTTCAGTTGGACCGCCAGCACTGCCAGCGCCTCCACCCCCACCGCAATAATACGTTGGCGCGTCCGTTGCAGTAGCGCCGTTATTACCTTGAGATGGGCTAACGTTTGGGGTATTTCCCGTACCGCCTACGGCTATTGGCTGCTGACCACCGCCACCGCCCGAGCCACCGTTTCCTCCGGCAATACCAGAATATGTACCACCGTAGCCACCACCAGCAGAGGTGTAACTAATGCCAGTGCCTATAAAAGATGACGCGGTTCCGGGGTTGCCTACTATCATTGAACAACCACCGCCTGTTGCCCCACCACCACCTCCAACGGTTGCGGTATATGCAGAACCTGTAACGGGGGTTAGCGCAGTAAAATATCTATAACCTCCCGCACCGCCCCCACCGCCGCCCCAATTACCGCCACCGCCAGCGCCTCCGATGACCAAAAGCTCCATCGTTAATGGGGCCGATGTTCCGCCCAGAAGCAATTGAAGAATGCCGGTCATTGCTTTAGCTCACGCTTCCAGTGATGACACAGACTGTGCCGCTGATAAAGAGGATTGTAGCTATGCCTCTAGTGGCTAACGTGACGGTTGCTTTATCTGAATCGGTCCCCGAAATATATGCCGTCGTGATCGTGCAAGTGATCGTGATATTTCCCGTGGTGTTATTAAAGATCGACACGGAGTCGCCAGTAGCAAACGTGGCATCTGGAATTATGATGCTGCCACCACTTCCAACTTCGACATACTCACCTACATCCCCCGTGGCAAGAGTGTACGAACTTGTTTTGGCCGATCCTGAACGCGGGATGTTGCGATAGCCGACTAGATTAGTGCCGTCCGCCGTACAGTTAGACAAGTTACCCGAGGTCGGCGTGCCCAACACCGGGGTCGTTAGCGAAGGACTAGTAGATAGAACAACGCTGCCAGTGCCCGTGCTGGACGTCACGCCAGTACCGCCGTTGGCGACAGCTAGTGTTCCCGTCACCGATGCTAAATTGACGATGCCAGCGGTTTGTTTTAGCGAGCCGTAGGTGTCAAACGTACCGTCCGTTGTCCAAGTATCGCCAACCTGCAACGTAACCTTGGCTATCGTGCGAAGGGTGCCGTTGTTGTTATAAGAAACGGTAACCGTCACAGCCGCCGTATCGCGGTTTTGAATAGTGATGGTCTTGATTGCTCGGCGTGTAGAAGCCGCAGGAGCTGCTACCAGCGTAACGCTACTTGTGCCGTTGAGGGCGCCATCCGTTGACCCTTCAGTAAATGCTGTAACAGAGTTATCTGCCCACGCAGCCGTGAAGTCAGGGTTGGTTGTCGCCGCCGCACCAGACATGGCGCAGACGATGGATTTAGTGGTTGCATCAAGTACAAGTAGTGCCATATTGGTGTCCTACGAAATAAACCATGCATAGGCCGCATTACTGCCGGTGCCAGCCGCTGAATTTAGCACCAACCACGTTTGACCTGTCGGAACTGTGACGTTATATCCGGGAGAGATGGTAACAGGCCCCACACTCAAACCGTTCCGTCCGGTCGTTAGCGTGTAGTTGTTCGCGATCGTGTTCAGACTTTCCATGATCGGCCGGTTAGCCGCGTACGCAGGAAGGTCACAGAATACGTTTTTAGTTCCAGCCGAGAAGTTAACTAGACTGCCGCTATTAGAAGACGCGAGAACTACACTACGGGCAAGAGTCGTACCCGATGCCGTATACGTACCGATACCTACTTCCCACTCAGTTAGCGTTTGATGCGCTATGGTGTAGTAGGTGGTATTGCCATTACCGATAGCCGCAAACGACTGATAGCCAGTCACGGCCCCATCTAAGGTAGCCGTACCGGTACCAATTATCTGCGAGGTTTCGTTTACTCGGTC